ATGGTGAATGCAGAAGAATATCCGAATCGGATGCTTGGCCGGCGGATTCTTGCGCCCTCGGATGCGATCGACCGGCAGGTGGTGACGGTGAATCTGGCTGAGTCGCCGCTGGCGTGGCTGGCGCGGCGGGGGCATCTGACTGCGCGGCAGCTGGCGGCAGGCGAGCGGTTGCGGGGGGATCATGGCCGGAGCGGGCTGGCGGCGCGGGTGACGATGCGCTGGGACCCGACCGTGACCGGGCCTGGAAGTGGCGGCGGCGCGCATGGGAAGGGGCTTGGCGCGATCGATGCGAAGCGGCGGTTCGACCGCGCGATGGAGGCGGTTGGACCAGGGTTGAGCGACGTGCTGTGGCGGGTGGCGTGCGAGGGTGAGGGGCTGGCCGATGCGGAGCGTGGGCTTGGTTGGCCGGCGCGGGCGGCGAAGCTGGTGCTGGGGCTGGCGCTGGACCGGTTGGCGAGCTTCTACGAGAACCAATATGGTAACATTGTGCTTGACAATCGTGACGATGTGGATTAAGGATTCGGCATGCTCCGGAATTGCGGCTGAGGGGAAGCGACGGGCGTTCCGGGGCATACCGATTTCGACATCTGGATGTGTGGCGACGGCGGGGAGGGCTGATGGGGCGCGAGCTGTCGCTGATGGAGCGGCTGGTGCGGCTGCCGGCGGCGGAGCGCCAGGGGCTGCTGGCGGATGTGCCGCTGGCCGCGCGGCTGCCGCTGCTGCGGCACTGGCGCTGGACCGCGCGGCCGTCGCAGCTGGCGCCTTCGGGCGACTGGGGGGTTTGGCTGATCCTGGCGGGGCGCGGGTTCGGCAAGACCCGGGCCGGCGCGGAGTGGGTGACGGCGATGGCGCGGGCGACGCCTGGGGCGCGGATCGCGCTGGTGGGAGCGACCGCGCATGACGCCTTGAGCGTGATGGTGGACGGCGAGAGCGGGCTGCGTGCGGTGGCGCCGGCCGGGTTCGTGCCGGAGTGGAGGGCGTCGAGGCGGCAGCTCTGGTGGCCGAACGGAGCGCAGGCGCAGCTGATTTCGGCGGTGGAGCCGGACCAGCTGCGCGGACCGCAGTTCCATTATGCCTGGTGTGACGAGCTGGCGGCCTGGCCGCGGGTGCAGGAAGCGTGGGACAATCTGCGGATGGGCCTTCGGCTGGGGGCGCTGCCGCAGGTGGTGGTGACCACAACGCCGCGGCCCATCCCGCTGCTGCGGGACCTGTGCGCCGCCGACGGGGTGGCGCAGTCGCGCGGGACGAGCTTTGACAACCGGGCGAACCTGCCGCTGCCGTTCCTGGCCGAGCTGGCCGACGGCTATGCCGGGAGTGCCAAGGGCCGGCAGGAGGTGATGGGCGAGCTGCTGGAGGCGCAGGAGGGGGCGCTGTGGAGCCGGGACCTGCTGGACCGGTGCCGGGAGCGCGAGGCGCCGCCGCTGCAACGTGTGGTGGTTGGCGTCGACCCGCCGGCGGGGCCTGGCGGGTGCGGGATCGTGGTTGCGGGGGTGGATGCCGATGGCGTCGGCCATGTGGTGGCGGACGCAAGCGTGCAGGGCGCTTCTCCGCGGATGTGGGCGGAGGCGGTTGCGGCCGCCTATGCGCGATACGGTGCCGACCGGGTGGTGGCCGAGATCAACAATGGCGGGAGCATGGTGGAGGCGACGCTTGAGGCGGCCTCTGTACGGCTGCCCGTGAAGCCGGTGCGGGCGGCGCGCGGCAAGGTCGCGCGGGCCGAGCCGGTGGCGGCGCTGTACGAGAGGGGCAAGGTGCGCCACGTCGGCGGGTTCGCGGCGCTGGAGGACGAGATGTGCGGGCTGATCCAGGGTGGCGGCTATGCCGGCCCGGGGACGTCGCCCGACCGGGCCGACGCGCTGGTGTGGGCGCTGACGGAACTGATGCTGGGGCCGGCGCGGGCGCCGGGGGTGCGGCTGCTGGGCGGCTGAGCGGGAGAGCAGGGACATGAGGCAAGAAACTGGCGGCGCCCTTCTGGTGGAGGCGCTGGGGTGGCTGCGGTTGCGCGCTCGCGAAGGCTCGACCTGGGTGGGGCTGGCGATGATCGCGGTGGTGCTTGGGTCGGACCCGATGCAGGCCCATGGGCTTGCGCAGGCGATTTCGCTGATCATCGGCGGCGGGCTGGTCTCGTTCGGGCCGACCGCGGGCAGCGAGCGCGCCCGATGAGCTGGGCGCGCAAGGTGCTGGGCCTGACAGGCCCTGCGGCCGCGGAACGCAAGGACTGGAGCGCGCCGCGGCCCTGGATGGGGGCCGGCGGGGCGAGTGGGGAGCCGCCGCAGGGCTATGAGGGGCAGGTGCGGGCGGCCTGGCGCAATCCCGTTGCGCTGCGGGCGGTGCGGCTGGTGGCCGAAGGGCTTTCGAGCGTGCGGCTTATGGTGGCCGGCGAGGATCATCCGGCCGGATCGCTGCTGTCGCCGGCGTTGCTGGAGAGCTTCGCGACCCATCTGCTGTTGCACGGCAACGCCTTTGCGGGAACCGGGCTGGACCTGAAGGGCCGGGTGGCGACGTTGTGGCCGCTGAGGCCCGAGCGGATGCGGCTGGAGCTGGATGCCAACGGCTGGCCGGCGGCATGGCTGTATACGGTGGGGGGGCGGACCCAGCGCATGGCGGCCAATGGCGACGCACAGGCGCCGGGCGTGCTGCACCTGAAGGCCCTGGACCCGCTGGATGACCATCTGGGGGCCGGCGCGGTGGTGGCCGCAAGCGAGGCGGTGGCGCTTTTGCAGGCGGCCGGGCGCTGGAACCGCGCGCTAATCGCGAACGCGGCGCGGCCATCGGGGGCGCTGGTGCTGGACGGCGAGGGCGGCGTGCTGAGCCCGGAGCAGTTCGGGCGGCTGAAGGAGGAGATCGAGGCGGGGTTTCAGGGTGCGCAGAACGCCGGGCGGCCGATGCTGCTGGAGGGTGGCCTTCGGTGGCAATCGCTGGCGATGACGCCGGCGGAGATGGACTTCCAGCGGGCGCGGGAGGCGGCGGCACGGGACGTGGCGCTGGCCTTCGGGGTGCCGCCGATGCTGCTGGGGCTGCCCGGCGATTCGACCCATGCCAATTATGCGGAAGCCAATGTTGCCCTGTGGCGGCTGACCATCCTGCCGCTGCTGAGCCGGATCCTGGACGGGGTGTCGCGGCACCTGCAGCCCTGGTGGCCGGGGCTTAGGCTGGAGGCCGACCTGGACCAGGTGCCGGCGCTTTGGGCCGACCGCGAGCGGCTCTGGCGCCACGTGGGGGACGCCGGCTTCCTGAGCGACGACGAGAAGCGCGAAATGCTGGGCTGGGCCCGGCGGGAGGGGCGGTGATGGCGGAAGCGGCGAGCGAGCTGGTGCGGGTGTGCGGCTATGTCAGCCGGTTCGACAGCGTTGACCGGGGTGGGGACGTGGTGCGGCCCCGAGCCTTTCTTGGGACAGCTGCGGACCTGCCGCTGCTTTGGCAGCATGACCCCGCGCGGCCGATCGGGCGGGTGCTGAGCCTGCAGGAAGATAGCAAAGGGCTGAAGATGGTGGCCGGCGTGAGCCCCGACTGCCGCGACGGGCTGGACGCGCTGGCGCTGCTGAGGAGCGGCGCGATTGACGGGCTGTCGTTCGGCTATCGGGTGAAGCAGGCGCGCCCGCGCCCCGGTGGCGGGCGCGAATTGCTGAAGCTGGAACTGGTGGAATGTTCGGTGGTGACGCTGCCGATGCATGGGGACGCGCGCGTGCAGTCAGTCGGCTGAGGCGCGCGGGACGCGGGTGGCCGGAGTGTCCGGCCCGGAGGATGGGGCGCCGTGCCCCTTGCCTAGGAGAGGATCAGGCATGCGATACGAAACCAAGGCCGACGCGGTGGTGACCGCGGCGGAGACCGACGATGTGCGCAACGATCTGCAGGGCGCGCTGGCAGCGCTGCGCACGGAGGTGAAGCAGGACCTGGACGCCTTTGCGCGGCGCGTGGTGTCGGCGCCGCCGGCAGCTGGACCTGGTGGCGGGGGGCAGGGATCTGCCTTTGCCGAAAGCTATCTGCGCAAGGGCGTGGAGGCCGGGTTCGAGACCAAGCGCCTCTCGGTGGGGATCGGCGGCGAGGGGGGCCTTGCGATCCCGCTGGAGATCGACCAGCGGATCGAGGCGCAGCTGAAGCAGATCTCGCCGATCCGGGCGATCGCCGATGTGGTGAAGGTAGGGTCTTCGAGCTTCCGCAAGCTGGTGGCGGCCGGTGGGGTTGCCTCCGGCTGGGTGGCGGAAGCCGGGGCGCGGACGGAGACGGCGACGCCGCTGTTCCAAGAGGTGCTGGCGCCGATGGGGGAGCTGTATGCCAACCCGGCGGCGACGCAGGCGATGCTGGACGACGCGCTGTTCGATGTGGAGGGCTGGCTGGCGCGGGAAATCGCGATCGAGTTCGCCCGTGCCGAGGGCGTGGCGTTCGTGAGCGGCACGGGGGCGGCGCAGCCCAAGGGTTTCCTGACCTATCCGGTTGCGACTGCAGGGGATGCGACGCGCGCCTTCGGGACGGTGCAATATGTGCCGGCGGGCGCGGCCGGTGGCTTTGTCGCGACCAACCCGCAGGACCGGCTGGTGGACCTGGTCCACTCGCTGCGCGCACCCTATCGGCAGGGCGCGGTGTGGGTGATGAACTCCAATACGATCGCCACCGTCAGGAAGTTCAAGGACTCGACCGGCGACTTCATCTGGAAGCATGGGCTGCTGGAGGGGCAGGCCTCCACGCTGCTCGGCTATCCGGTGGTGGAGGTGGATGCGATGCCCGACATTGCGGCCAACAGCCTGTCGATCGGCTTTGGCCAGTTCCGCCATGCCTATGTCGTGACCGAGCGCGGGGAGACGGGGGTGCTGCGGGACCCCTATTCGAACAAGCCGTTCGTGCACTTCTATGCGACGCGGCGGGTTGGCGGGGCGCTGGTGAACAGCGAAGCGCTGAAGCTGATGCGCTTTTCCGCGAGCTGAGCGCGCCAGGGGGATAGCGGAAGCTGGGGCAGCACGCGCGGACGGCCGGGGGCCTGGAGCCCCCGGCCGCACGGCGATGCGCCGGGACCGGAGAAGAATGGATGTCGATCCTGTCTGCGGCGATCCAGTCGAGCGGCTGGGAGCTGGCGATCACCTATGTCGGAGCCCCCACGCCAGGCAGCTGGGAGTATTCGGGTTTCGACCGCCCCAATGGTCGCTTCCTGCACGCGGGCGCGGACCAGTATCCGCTCGATCCTTCAGGCGCCCCGCGGATGGTGCTGACGCTCAGCTCGGCCGGGCATGACCGCGTCGGGGGACAGGCTGTGCCGGCGGCGCGGACCCGCACCCTGCTTGGGGTGAAGGCGATGCGCCGCCCCTTTCCGAACGCCGCACTGCTTGCGCAGGTGGACAATGGCGACGGAACGGTGACCGACCGCTTTGCGCTTTCGGAGCGGGTCTATGCCGACGACAGCGGGCTGACGTTGAACCTTGCGGCGGGGTGGCGGGCAGGGCGGCCTTCGGTGGCCGGCTTTCCGGTGGCGAACGGCAGCAGCCGCCCGGCACCGCTTCCGATCAGCCGCTGGGCGGTGCCGCCCTACACGCTGGTCGAGGGGACGGCCGGGGCCCCCAATCATCTGGCCCAGGTGGATGTGCTGATTGCCAGCCATCATCCTGCGCACGACGGTTCAAGCCTGCACCAGGCTGCTGCCGCGCTGGAGCTGGTGGCGACCGATGGGGTTACGGCCAAGACCTTCTGGTTCACGGCGCCACAGACCTCGCCGGTGCACGGTGACAATCTGCGCTGCTGGGGTGGGGCAATCGACCTTTCCGGGCTGAACCCCGGCATGATTACCGTTCACCGTCGGGTGTGGCCGTGGATCGGCGCTCCGCGCGCGACTGGCACGATGGGGGTCGGCGGGCATGCGCCATCGACGACCGCGGCGCTTGCGGAGGCGCATGATACGCCGCTGTCGATCTTCTATGATCCCGTCGGCGGCCGCTATGGCGTGCGCCGGAGGTTCGTGTTCATCGACGCGACCTCGCCCAACACGGCCACTACGACGACGGGCACCAATGACGCCGGAGCGGTGCAGTTTCATACGACGCTGGACGCGGCGCGGGCGGCAGCCGTGGGGACGAAGCCCGCGAGCCTGACCGTTGCTGTCCAGGCCGCTCGTGTTTTCCTGGACGCCAACCCCTCGCTCAACCTTTCGAACGCAAACGGAGTTATCCTGGCGCTTGCCACGCGAGCGATCGATTTTTTCCGGTTTGTGATGACCGACAACCAGGTTCACAGCATCGGCCCGGCAATGACGGGCACCGGGCCAGTCAACGCGCGCGAAGGGCTTGCGATCCTTGAGGGCGATCCAGCCGCACCAAACCCGCGTGAGACGATCACCCTGCGGTCGGGTACGGCTGCCGTTTCGCAGCAGTGCACGCGCTGGTGGTGGCGCAATTTCCGGCTGGAGCTTGGGCAGGCCACGCTGTTCACCAATGCGGGGCAGGTTCTGCTGCTGGACCGGCTGACGATCCGGGGGAAGGCCGGGTTCGAGACGACAACGAACGGCTTCTGGCAGTCGGCTGGACATGTGCAGTATGCGATTGAGAACAGCTCGGCCTTCTATGCGGCACAGCCGAGCGGTGGCCTGAGCCGCAACCTGGTGCGGACCAGCCGCGCGTCCGGCCACACCTTGATCGGGGTCCGCATCAACACCGAGGCGGGAACGGACCGGACGGTGCAGGCGTTCAACTCGGCAACGGGCGTTGCCGACCAGATGGTCTGGGGCTGCCGTGCCTTTGGCTGGCCGGGCCAGCTGGTGAACGTTTCGGGGGCCGGCGGGGTATCGGGCGGGCAGGGTGCCTTCGGTGCGCCGCTGATCGCGCGGCGGATGGCGATCGTGAACACGCTGCTGGAGGGGAATGCCGGCGACGCCGCGATGCAGCTTGGCGAGTTCACCTTCATCTCGATGCAGGATTCGATCCTGGAGGGCCTGGGTGTGTTCGGCAGCCGGCTGAACATGCACAATGAGGCACCGATGCCGTTCACGGCCTCCGGGACGACGGTGACCGCAGGCATCCTGAACCATGGGCTGACCGTGGGCGCTGCGGTGACGGTGACCGGCCTGGTGCCGCTGGCCTATAACGGCAGTTTCACCGTGACTGCCGTGCTGGACGCCAACCGCTTCCGGTACACGGCGGCGTCGGCACCGGCGGCACTGACGGGCTATGCCGGGGCGACGGTGCGGCGGGTGGCGGACGGCGTGACTTTTGCTGTTGTGCGGTTGGACAACGCGCATGTCGGCAATGCGATGGCGAACTGCGCCTTTGACCGGAACGCGACCAAGCAGGACAACTGGATCGCGGACGGCAGCCAGGTGGGGAGCCACGAGCTGCTGTACGGGGTGGGCCAGCGGGTGATGTTCCGCGCGAACAGGGGAACCGGAAGCCCGCAGGACTGGCAATATGCCTGGCACGGCGTGGGAAGCGAAAGCGACCTTGTCTATGGTTATTCGACAGACCCGGACAGCTATGACGGCTGGTGGGGACTGGTCGCCGACAACACCAATGTCGGGACGGGCGCAGGAAGCCTGAACGGGGATTATCGCCCGAGCAGGGCGGCCGGCAGCCGGCTGATCGGCCGGGCGCGGCTTGCAAACATTGACCGCGATCTGGACGGCAGGGTGCGGGGGGCGAGCTTTGCGGCTGGGCCCTTGGAAGCCGACGGCGCGACTGACCCTGTGCTGGCGCCGGGCAGCGGGCGGCACGAGCAGGTTGCCGGAGAGGCTGGGTTGGCCTGGGCCGGGCGGCTGGGGCCTGCGCCGGTGGTGCATGCGCAGGTGGCGGGTTCCGGCAGGGTTTCCGGCGCGGCGCGGATGGTGGGCGTGGCAGGCTGGCACACGGTGCGGGACACTGCCGCCGGTGTGCGAGACGCAACCTCGGTGGCGCGGGCGGATGGGCAGCGGACGCTGGTGGTGGATGCAGAACGGCGTGTGCTGCGGCCGGCGGACGAATGACGCCCCGGTAGCAGGCGGGCGAACATCTTCGGGCGAAGGAGACGGGACGATGGGCAAGTGGGTTGCGGCAGAGGTTCTGGATGGGGCGTTGCAGCGGGTGGCGGGCGCGACCGGCATGTTTGCGGTCAGCGGTCAGCCGACGAATTATGCGGAGGCAATTGCCGGCAAGCTCGCGGAAGCCGCGCTGGCTGCAGGCGACTTCCTGCTTGCCCCCGGCGACGTGTCGGGGCGCAAGGTGACAGTGGCCGGCAAGTCCGGGGTGAGCGTGGCGGTGAGCGGCCTCGCGGATCATGTGGCGCTGGTCGACCTGGCGGGCAGCCGGTTGCTCTATGTGACGACTTGTCCGCCTCAGGCGATCTCTGCCGGCGGCACGGTGAGCTTCGACCCATGGTCGGTCGAGATCGGGGCCCCTGCCTGAGGAGAGCGGCGATGTTCCTGAAGGATCCGGATTCGGTGCTCGACTATTCCGTGGACTGGACTGCTGCGGCAGCCGGAGCCGGGGCGATCGTGGACAGCCGGTGGACCGTGTCGCCGGCGGAAGCCGGTGGTGCGGTGGTGCTGATGGCAGGTTTGACCGGGATGAGGGCAACGGTGCGGCTGGCGGGCGGCAAAGCAGGCCATGTCTACAGAATTGCGAACCGGGTGCAGCTTGCGGACGGCAGCAGCGATGAACGCAGCCTGGTGGTGCGGGTGGAGGAACGTTGATGGGACAGGTGGAGCGGGCAGCTCCGGCAGCGGCGCTGGCGGAGCTGAAGGCCTTTCTGCGCATTGAGGACGAGGGCGAGGATGCCCTGCTGGCGGGGCTGCTGCGGGCGGCGACCGAGACGATCGAGGCGATGCTTGGGCTGATGCTGTTCGAGCGCGAGGTGGAGGAGCGCGGCACTGTCCGCGACGGCTGCCTGTTGCTGCGGGCGGAGCCGGCGCGCACGCTGGTGCGCGCGGAGCTGCTGGAGCGCGGGCAGGTGGTGCGCACGCTGGAGAGCGGGGAAGCAGAGCTGGTGCCGGGCGCGCACGAGGTGGGCCGGATCGTCTGCCGCGGCCTTGAGGATGGTGCCCAGCTGCTGCTTCGCTTGCGTGCGGGCATGGCAACGGACTGGAACATGGTGCCGGAGATCCTGCGGCTGTGCGTGGTGCGGGCAGCGGCGCACTTCCATGCCCATCGCGACAGCGCGGAGGATGCAGGGCTGCCGCCGGCGGTGGGGCGCATGCTGGCGCCCTGGCGCGCCCGACGGCTGGTGTAGGAGCCAGGGCATGGCGGAATTCAGCGGGCGTCTTTCGGAGCGGGTGCGCTTCGAGGGGCGCGATGAGGTTCGCGGTGAAGCCGGCGCACTGACGTCGGCGTGGACGCTGCGCTTCGTGCGCTGGGCGTCGGTGGATGTGCTGCCGCGGGCGGAGAATGCGGTGCTGTCGGGCGAGACGCGGTACGGCCGGCGGCGTCTGCGCCTGATGCTCAGGGCCGGGGCGCAGCCGACCCTGGACATGCGCATCCTGTGGCGCGGCGAGACGCTGGCGGTGACCGGAATTGATGCCGACCCGCGCGATGGGCGGCTGACGGTGTGGGCCGAGGAAATGATCGGTTGATCGCCTGGCCGCGGAAGCCGGCGGAGGAGAACGTATATGCAGGCGAGCCTAGAGCTGCAGCGCGCGGTGGCAGTGGCGCTGCAGGGGGACGAGGCTGTGCAGCGCCATGGGCTGGCAGTCTTCGACGGCCCGCCGGCGGACGCGCGGGCGCCCTATGTCTCGATCGGTGTCGACGTGGTGGTGCCGCGGGGCTGGGCGGGTGGTGGTGGCGAGGCGCACCGGTTTCGGGTGAGCCTGTGGGACCGACGCGAGGGGCTGGCGCCTGCGAAAGCGATGCTGGCCGACCTGGAGCGGGCGGTGCTGGCAATGCCGGGAAGGGCCGGGGCGTTCCGGCTGGTGGGGCTGCGGCTGGCGCGCGCGAGCGTGCGCCGGACGCGCGCGGGTTGGACGCTGGGCGAGCTGGAGTTCGGCGCGCTTTCTGTGAGGGAGGATTGAGATGGCGGTGGAGAGTGGCGCTGCGTTCCTGCTGAAGCTGAGCGACGGCGGATCGCCCGAGCAGTTCCGGACGGTGGCTGGACTTCGAACGACGCAACTGACGCTTGCAACCGAGCCGGTGGTGGTGACCAACAAGGGTTCGGGTGGATGGCGCGAGCTGCTGCCTTCGGGCGGGGTGCGCTCGGTCTCGATCAGCGGGGCGGGCGTGTTTACCGGCTCGGCTGCCGAGATGCAGCTGAAGGCGCGCGCGCTGAGCGGGGCGCTGGACCGCTATGAGGTGAGCTTCGAGGGCGGCGAGCGGCTGAGGGGCAGCTTTCAGCTGACCCGGCTGGACTATGCCGGGGATTTCAACGGGGAGCGCAGCTACACGCTTTCGCTCGAGGGCTCGGGCGCGGTGGAACTGCTGTGAGGCCGGCCAACGCGGTGAGGGGGGAAGTGGCGCTGCCGCTTCCCTTGGGGCCGTGCCTGCTGCGCCCGAGCTTCGGGGCGCTGGTGGCGGCCGAGTCGGAGCTGGGGAGCCTGTTTGCGCTGCTGGAGCGGGCGGCGGCCGGCGAGGCCCGGATGGCGGAGATGGCAGCGCTGTTCTGGCACTGCCGGGCGGAGCCGGGCGAGATGGAGCGCGGCCGGTTCGAAGCAGCGCTGCTGGAGGCGGGACTGGCGGCGATGCTTCCGCCTTTCCGGGCGCTGCTTTCCGGCGTGTTCGGGGGGCGGGGGTGACGGACTTTGCCACCCTGGCACGTGCAGCGGCTGCGACTGCCACCGGCCGGCTGGGCTGGACCCCCGACCTGTTCTGGGCGGCGACCCCGGCGGAGTTGAAGACGGCGCTTCAGGGGCTGGCCGGGGCTGCGGCGCCGGCGGAGGCGCCTGCGCCCTTGGCTCGTGAGGAGCTGGCGCGCCTGAGGAAGGACCAGGATGATGGATGAGGAGCTTGAGGGGCTGGCGCTGTCGGTGCGGGCGGATACGGCGGGGTTCGCAAGCGATGTCGCGGCGTTGCGCACGGTGCTGCGCGATGGGCTGCAGGGCGAGGCGGAGTCGGCTGGGCGCGGGATCGAGTCGGCGCTGCGCCGCGCGGCGCGCAGTGGACGGCTGGAGTTCGAGGACCTGGGGAGGGTGGCGGCGCGGGCGCTGGGCGAGATCGCTGCGGCCGCGTTGCGGCTGGACGGCGCCGGCGCCGGGGGCGCACCGGGTGCCGGGCTGTTGGGGCTTCCGGGGCGGGCGACAGGCGGGCCAGTGGCGCCGGGCCGCGCCTATGTGGTGGGAGAGCGTGGTCCGGAGCTGTTCGTGCCGACCTCAAGCGGCCGGGTGGAGGCAGGGGGCGGGGCTGCACGCGGTCCGGTTCGGGTGACCGTGAACGTGGCGGCGCCGCGCGGGGAGGACAGCCGGTTCATGCAGCGCAGCGGGCGGCAGATCGCGCGCGAGGTCCGCCGGGCGCTGGAGCGGGCCGATGGCTGATGCACCCGCCTTCCTGGCGAAACATGGCGACCAGTTGCGCACCGGATGGGTGAAGCGGTTCCGTCCGGCGCTCTGGACGGTCGACTTCCCGCGGCCGATGATGGCGGCGCTGACCGTTGCCGCGCCGGACGCGGTACGGGTGGACCTGGATTTCCTCACGCGTGGCGATCTGGCGGGGTTGATCTGGGCCAGCGAGGATCGCTGGTCGCACCCGCTGGTCGCTTATGCGACCGACCGGGACTATCGCGGCGCCACGCTTGCGTTCGACTGGAGCGCGAGCGGCGTGGTGCCGCTGGACCAGGTCAACGGGGCGGTGCTGACCATCGAGGGGCGCGACGCGGAAGGTGCCGCGCGCAGCTGGTATGTGCGGCTGTGGAACTATGCGGTTGGGACGCCCCAGCAGGCACAGGTGACGCTGGATTTCGCGACCTTGCGGGCGGGGTTCGGCGCCGGCGGCGAGCCGGTGTTCGCAGGTGACATCGACCGGATGTTCGTCTCCGTGGTGCCGGAGGGTTTCGACGGCACGGTAGAGGCGCTTGCGGCACCGGTGGCGGGGGTTGTGACGCTGGCGGCAATGCGCGTGACCGGGCGGCGGACCATGGTGGCGGCCGGTGATGCCTTTCTGCCGGAACATGGCCTGCGCATGGCTTCGGGCTATGACGACAGCTATCATCAGGCGCCCGAGCGGCTGGTCGAGCAGTGGGAGGCGCTCGGGTATCGTGCGCTTGTCAACCACTATGTCGGCATGAGCCATTATTATGCCCTGGCGCATGCGGGGGGCGGGCGGTTCGAGGTTGTCGGAGGGTTGTGCGGCTCGGCTGTGGCCTGGCATCGGGCGCTGCTGAGGGCGGCGCGGGCGCGGGGCTTTTCGCTGGTCCTGTCGCTGTCGTTCGAGCTGTTCGACGCCAATGCACCGGCGGCCTGGGCGCAGCGGGCGGCGGACGGCACGCGGGCGCTGACCGGCTGGGAGCCACCCTCTACGCTGCTGTCGCCGTGCAATCCGTCGGCCATGGCCTGGCTGGGGGGGATTGCCGCAGCCTTTGCCGGGCTGGCGGTGGCCGCAGGCGAGGCCGTGCAGTTCCAGGTGGGGGAACCGTGGTGGTGGGTCGGGCCCGACGGGCGACCCTGTTTCTACGATGCGGCGACGGTTGCGCGGTGGGAGGCGGAGCGGGGGATCGCGCCGCCAGCCATGGAGGATGTGTTGGGGGTTCGGGCGGACACCGAGCGCGAGTGGCTGGGCTGGCTCGGCGAGCGGCTTGCGGAGGCGACATTTGCTGTTCGCGATGCTGCGCGCGCCGTGGCACCGGAGGGGTTTCGCTCGCTGTTGCTCTTCTATGCGCCGCAGGTGCTGGACGCGGATACCCCCGATCTGGCGCTGGCCAACATGCCCATGGCCTGGAGTTTTCCGCAATGGGATGTGCTGCAGCTGGAGGACTATAGTTTCGTGACGGCCGGGAACGAGGCCGGCATGGCGCGGGCGCGCGGGGCAGTGGCGGCGCAGCTGGGATATCCGATCGACCGGCAACACTATCTTGCGGGCTTCGTGCTGCGCGCGGAAGAGGCGGACGTGGCGTGGCCGCGCATTGCGGCGGCAGCGGGCGATGCGGTGCAGCGCGGGGTGCCCGAGGTGTTCCTGTGGGCCTGGCCGCAGGTGGCGCGGGACGGCTTCTGTTGGGCGGTGATCTGCGAGGGCGAAGGGGGCGATGCCGTGGAGGCCTTTCATGACGTGCGATTTCCGCTGGACCTGGGGTTCGAGGCCGTGGGCGGCCCGGAGTTCGCCACGCAGGTGGCGATGCTGGCGTCCGGCCATGAGCAGCGCAACATTCAGTGGGCGCAGGCCCGGCTGAGCTATGATGCCGGAGTTGGAGTGCGCTCGGAGGCGGATCTGGTGCGGCTGCTGGCCTTTTTCCGGGCGCGGCGGGGACGCGCCTTTGCGTTCCGGTTTACCGACCCGATGGACTGCAGCAGTGCAGCCGACGGGAGCCTGGGTGCAGCCGCAGTCTCTCCGCAGGACCAGCTGCTCGGTGTTGGCGACGGGACAAGGCTGAGCTTTCCGCTGGTGAAGCGGTACGGCGAGGCAGGCCGGGAGGAGGTGCGGCGGATCACGCGGCCGCAGGCCGGGACCGTGCGGGTTTCCGTGGGCGGGGTGGAGGCGGAGAGCGGCTGGGCTCTTCTTGCGGAAGGGATCGTTGTGCTGGAGCTGCCGCCGCCACCTGGCGCAGAGGTGCGGTCCGGGTTTCGCTTTGACGTGCCGGTGCGGTTCGCGGTGGACCGGCTGGACGTTTCGCTTTCCGGCGTTCGTTCGGGCGAGGCCCAGAGCGTGCCGCTGGTGGAGGTGCGCGAATGAGTGCGCCTGCGGAATGGCTGGCAGGCGAGGTGATCAGCCTAGCGATGTGCTGGCGGCTGACCCGTGCGGACGGGGTGGTGCTGGGGTTCACCAGCCATGACCGTGAGCTGAGCTTCGAGGGCGTGCGCTATGTGTCGAGGCCTGGAATGACGCCCTCGGCGGTGCGTCAGAGCGACCGGCTGCAGGCGGATTCCATGGAGATCGAGGGCGTGCTGGCAGCGGCTGCGCTGACGGCGCATGACCTGGATACCGGCCGCTGGCGGGGGGCGCGGGTGGAGCTGTTCGCGCTGGACTGGCGCCAGCCGGACGCAGGTGCCGTGTGCCTGCTGCGCGGCGTGATGGGAGACGTGGCGCGCGGGGTGGCGCCGGGATCGCAGGGTGGCGCGAGCTATCGGGTCGAGTTGCACTCCGGCTGGAAGGTACTGCAGGAGCGGGGGCCTTTGCGGATTTCGCCGACCTGTCGGGCGGAGCTTGGCGACGCGCGCTGCGGGGTGGACATGGAGGCCCGGCGGCTGGACACGGCGGTGGTGATGCAGGAGGGCCCGCGCCTGGCCCTTGCGGAGCCGCTGGCGCTGCCCGAGCGCTATGTGCTGGGGTGGCTGCGCTATCTCGAAGGGCCGCTCTGCGGCGTGGATCGCCGGATCGTGGCTGCGGACGGTGCCTGGGTTGAAGTGGATGAGGCGCATGGCGCAACCTGGGCGCAGCAGATGCGGGTGCGGCTGACGGAGGGGTGCGACAAGCGCTTCGCCACCTGCGGCGCGCGCTTCCAGAACGCCGCGGCCTTTGACGGCGAGCCGCACGTGCCGGGCACGGACGCGCTGCTGCGCTATGTCGTGCCCTGAGCAGCGGCCGGCCTCCCATCCGCGCGCGGCACGCATCATCGCCGGGGCCCGGGCGGAACTTGGTGTCTGCTTCCGGGCGCAGGGGCGTGGAGCCGGCGGGCTGGACTGTATCGGCCTGATCGCGCGCGCCGCCCAGGCCGCGGGGATCCCTGTGAAGCTGGCGCCGCACCCTTTGCGGGGGATCGGCCTGGAGCGCGCGCGCAGGATGCTGCTGGAGGCCGGGTGCCGGGAGCTCGCCCTGGACGAAGGGCAGCCGGGTGATCTGCTGCTGGCCTCGCCGGCGACGCTTCAGGTGCATTTCGCGCTGCGCACCGAACAGGGCGTGATCGAGGCGAATGCGCTGTTGCGCCGGGTGGCCGAACGACCGTGCGGGGCCGGTGAGCGCTGGCAAAGTGCGTGGCGGCTTCCACAGGGAGAGGAATGATGGCGTCGGTGCTGTTTTCGACCATCGGACAGGCAGTCGGTGGCCCGCTGGGCGCCGGAATCGGCCTGGCTGTGGGTGCGGGCGTTGACTCGGCGTTGCTGCGCGGGGTGGGGCGAGGTGCGCGGGATGGATATGCCCAAGCTTCCGCCTATGGCGAGCCCGTGCCCCTGTTGTTCGGAACCAATCGGGTTGCGGGGCAGGTGATCTGGGCACTGCCGCCTGCAGACTCATCAAGCCGGAAGGGCAGCGGGCGCCAGGCGAAGACGGCCAGCCTGGCGGTCGCGCTGTGCCGTGGGCGGATCCGCGAGGTCCGGCGGATCTGGGCGGATGGCCGGCTGTTTCGCGACCCGAACGGTGAGTTCGAGGTGCCGGTGCAGATGCGCGTGCATGCCGGTGACGGTGCCGCGCCTGACCCGCTGGTGGTGGCGGCGGAAGGGCCGGACGCGGCGCCGGCCTTTCTTTCCCTGGCCTATGTGGTGTTCGAGGATCTGCCGCTGGAGCCGTTCGGCAACCGGATTCCCTCGTTCAGCTTCGAGGTTGTTGCCGATGGCGACGATCCGGCAAGTTGGCTTGGCAGGCTGGCTGGCGAAGCCGGGATCGCCGGAACGGCCGGCGCGACTCCGATGCAGGCGCAGGGCTTTGCCGCCTTCGCCTTGCCGGCCGAGGAGGATCTCTCGGTGCTCGCGGAGGTGGCGGACGCGCATCCTGCCATTGAGGACGGGATGGTCAGGCTGGGTGGAGACGGAAAGGCCTTCACGCTCGCGGACGCGGGCTGGCTTGCGCCCGGCGACCCCGAGCCCGAGGGACCGCAGCGATGGGCGGGTCAGCGGCCGGCGACCGCGGAGATCGGCTATCTGGATGTGGCGCGCGAATACCAGCTTGGGCAGCAGCGGACGAGGGGCGGGCGGGCCGGGCGGGCCCTGCGGTTCAGCTGGCAACTCAGCGCGACTGCGCAGGAGGCCCTGCGCCTCTCGGCGAGGGTGCTGCGGACGGCCGAGGCCAGGGCTGACCGCTTGTCCTGCTCCCTGCCGCTCAGGTGGCTGGAGATGACGGTTGGAGACCGGATTGCGCTGGCGACCGGCGAACATTGGCGCGTTGTCGGGCGGGAGGTTCTGGGGGCGGCAGTCCAGATCGAGGCCGAGCGCATGGCGCCGGCTGTGGCCGTATTGGAGCGGTCAGCGGATGCAGGGCGTGCCGCGCCCGCTGTGCTGGAGCGGGTGCCGCCGACGGTGCTGACCGCAATCGAGCCGGCCGTGCCACTGGTGGGAACGGCGCCAACCCTGCTCCTGATCGGGAGTGGGGCACAGGGCTGGCGCGGGGCCGAACTGGGGTTGCTTGAAGGTGGTGAGGTGCGACCGGTGGGGCGCATGCTGCCCGATGCGGCGAGCGGTTGGCTGCTGGAGCCGCTGGGGCCGGGGCCAGAGACGGTGTGGGATGAGCATAACCGGTTGATCGTGCAGATGGAGCGCGGAGTGTTCCTGACGCGGACGCCGCTGGAAGTGCTTGCCGGGGGCGGCATGGTGCATGCTGGCGGAGAGCTGTTGCAGTATCGGCAGGCAGATGTGCTGTCGGAGGATGTGGTTCAGCTTAGGGGGCTGCTTCGGCGCCGGCGGGCGACTGGCATGGCGGGGGTATCGCATCCGGCTGGAGCGCGGGTGGTGATGGTGGGCGCTGGGGCGCTGGGGCTGGACACTGCCGCCGACGCAATCGGAGGGACGCTGCTGTTGCTGGCGGCAGGCCGGGGAGACCCGCCTGGGGGCACGGCGTTTGAGGTCGGCCTGACGGGCGCGGGGCATGCTCCGCTTGCGCCGGTGCACCTTCGGGGGAGGCGGTTGTCCGGCGGTGCCATCGCCTGCCGGTGGGTGCCCAGGTCCCGTGGGGCCTGGGGCTGGCAGGAGGCGGGCGCGCCGCAGCCTGTGACCGGCCAGTGGTGGTTGTTCCGCCGACCGGACGGGTCCGCGCAACGCATGGAGGTGGTGGGCGAGGAGCTGCTGCTCTCGGCCGAGCAGCAGATCGCCCGCTTCGGAGGTCTGCTGGAGGATGGCAGCTTTGCCATAGAGTTGGTGGGCGAGGGGCCAGTGCAAATGCGGCGGTCTGGCTGGGCCGAGATTCGGGGGTAG